TTATTCATCATCCGATTCCGCGCTGTACTCCACATCAGAGAGCTTAACCTCAAGCTCTAAGCCCGTCGTGAAGCCGCTATTATTCAGATTGTGAGTCACCTTACTGATTAACCAAGATTGCTCGTCTATGACGCGCTTAAAGCCTGACACGCGCACCGGTACCTCAGGGAATAAATCAGCCCTACCAAGCGCCAGCGTAATTGAAAACTCCGCAACGCCTCGCTGCAGCTTATCCCACTTAGCCTGAGCGGCGCGCATCGCCTGCGCCTTAGAAGCGTAAACCGTTGTCAGCGCCAGCACGTTATCGGCCTCACCGGCCATATACTCACCCTCGCGAGCTTCCGGCTCTTTTTTGGCCTTTGTCTTTTTGCTGACCGGCTTTGCTTTCGGATGCTCCAGTGCGCGCAGATGCTTCTCTTTTGGCTTACGTTTCAGTGTGACTTTCTGCTTTTGCGGCTTCGGGTCTTTGGTGTGCAACCATTTTGCCGTTACGCCGGTATAAGCCCCACGGTCAGCAATGGCAAACTGGTGACGGTCGCCATCGCTGCGGGTCAGCGTCATTTGCGGGACGGGTTTACCGCTGGCCGTCATCGCACTACCGGCTTTCAGAAACAGGAGTTTCCCCGCCTTCACTGACACCGCTGCCCCATTGCGGTCAGCCAGCCGGGTCAGAAATACGGCGTCGGACTCCTGCGACTGGTCGATGTGCGGTACCGGTATTTTTTTCAGTGAATCCGCGACGCTGGCCGTCAGTTTATTGCGCTTTGCAATGGTGCTGACCAGCTCACCGAGGGTGGTGTCGTGCCACGATTCTTCACGCCGTGAATTGAGCGTTCCGCGAAAGTCTGCACTACGCGCCCGGATGGTCAGGGTATCAGGCGCGCCGCGATGCTCAATCTCATCGACCGTGAAATCGCCCTTCTTCAGAAGCGCGGAACCTTGCCACCCAAGCCACAGCGTCAGCACCGCCCCGCGCAGGGGTAACTCGACTTTGCCGTCGGTGTCGTCGAGCTCAATGTCGAGCTGGTCAGCCTCAAAACCTCGGTTGTCGGTCATGGTAAGAGAAATCAGCCGGTCGCTAAAATTGCTGGTAATGTCGTGGCTGTTCAGTGTCAGCATAAACGCCGGTGCAAAGCTGGTACCGGCATCAATAGCCATCCCCGTAATCATGCTGTCAGCCCCCCGAGCGCACCCTGCAGCTTATCAGTGAGATTACCGGCAGAGCCGAGAAGCTCGCTGGCCTGCTTATTCAGGTCGCCAAACATTGCCGTCAGTGATTCGTCGACCCGTTTCAGCGAAAGGGTGAAATCAATCTTTCTGGCTGCTCCATCACTGAAAAATTCGGCATGCGTGGTCGACACCTTATCGACGATATACATCCCGAAGATATTGCCGGTTCCCTCAATAAGCGGCCATGCTCTGCCCTCGTCGGCCATCAATTCAACAGCCAGCAGGGATATACGACCGCCGGTAATAGCAGGGTAAAGCGTACCGGCAAGCTGGATCGAGTTTTCCCCCTCGCCGAGAAACTGATATGCAGGCGGTTTACCGACCCGGTCATTAGACGCCCAGCGATAATCTTTCGAGTGTTGCATCGACTTATAAGGCAGGGTGCGGCGTTCAAACACAAACATTCCAAGCGCAAGCATCATCGTTTTTTCCTCTCAGTCATGACTCATACTGGCACGCTGACGCGCACGCTTTTCTCGCTCAATCTGTTCGAGCGTGTCGCGTAGCTGTCTGTCAAGCTGATGCCCCGGCGCAACACCTCCCGGCAGAGTGATGTTGTATTCGCTTTTGCTCTGGTCAATGTAAGAGCGCCCCGCCGGTGCGGTAACTGGCTGATAAGCCTGATAGCCACCATATGTGCTGGTTGCCGGGATGTAGGAATTACCCTGCGTGGCAGCGTTGGTTTTGGCGGCAGTCTGGTCGAAGCTGTCCGATTCTTTGTTGATGATGCCGAGTTTTTCGAGAAGCCAGTCGACACCTCTGCGCAGCTTGTTAAAAACATTGAGCGGAGCCATCAAGGCAGAGGCCAGTGTCTGACCAAAAATAACGCCGACATTTTTGCAGCTATCAAGCGTCTCCTGCGTGGCCTTGACCGGTGCAATCAGGGCTTTAAACCATTGCCAGACGCCGCGCAACTTCTCACCGATGCCGTCAAAAATGGGTGCCAGTGGAGCGAACATTTCCCCGACCGGTGCAAAGGCGCTCATGATGCCCTCAATCACCCCCGAGAAAAATGCGCTGATGGGCTCCCAATATTTGCGGATAAGTAGCGCCCCGGCCACAATCGCCGCACCGACGGCCACAATCGGCCAGGTAATCGCACCGAGCGCTGTCACAATGGCACAACCAGCAACAGTAAAGACCGTACCCAATACGCCAGCAGCGGCGATAATGGCGTTAATCCCCATGACAACCGGCCACGCAACGAGACCAATGCCGCCGATGATACCAATCAGAGCAAGCGCGCCACCGGCAACAATGCCGAGAGTTGTCGCTAGCCCTTTGTTTTTCTGGATCCAGCCGTCGAGCTTTAACACGTATTGTGTGGCGGTTTGGGTGAGTTTACGCAGCGAGCCCTCTTGCTGGTCAAAAAGGTCGGTACCGACCGCCTCGTAAGCAGACTGGAACTCTTTAAAGTCGCCGCCGAGGTTATCCTGCATAACCTTAACCAGTTCCTCGGTTTTACCATCCGAGGCTTTAAACGCGGCAGTGAGCCGGTCAAGTTTGCCGCTTGAGGCTGCTTCCATCAGTACCGCCGCCGCCGAGCTGGCCTCCTCGCCGAAAATGGTTTTCATGTACTCGCCGCGCTGGCTTGTCCCGAGGTTGTTTTTCTCAAAGCTGCGCTGCATTTCTTTCAGGATGGAGAATATCGGCCGCGTGTTCCCCTTGCTGTCGGACGTTTTGACGCCGAGTTCCTTAATGGCCTCAAACGCTTTTCCGGTGGGAGCCTGCAGGCGGCTGAGAATGGCGCGGCTACCCGTGCCCGCCATTGACCCGGTGATTTTGGCGTCGTGCAGCGCACCGACCATTGCGGCGGTTTGCTCGATGCTCACCCCGGCATTTTTCGCCACCGGTGCGGCATAGGTCAGCGCGTCGCTCAGTCCGTCAAAATCGGCGGCGGTTTTGTTCATCGTCATCGAGAGAACGTCGCCAATGTGAGCAATCTTGTCGTTTGAAAGTTGAAACGCTGATTTCATCCCGGTCAGCAGCGCAGCGTTTTCCTCCATTGAGCGCCGGTTTGACAGCGCCATATTCAGCGTGACTGGCGTCGCCGCCTGAATGGCAGCAGCGTCACCGCCGCTTTTCGCAATGATGATTTGCGCGCTCGCTGCGTCATCTGCAGAGGCGGCAGTATTGTCGCCGAGCTGGCGCGCTTGTTTGCGTAGCGCCGCCATTTCTGGCGACTGCTTATCAACCACGAGCACGGCCTGCAGCTCGGAATTTTTCTGCGCAAAGTCATAACCGGGCATCAGTAATTTAACCCCGGCCATCGTTCCCGCTGTCGCGATACCGACCCCGGCAGCACCGGCTGCGGCCATGTTACCGGCAAGCTCCTTACCTGATTTATATCGTTCTTTCACGCGGCTTAATTTCGCCTGCTGCGCACTGACGCGTGCCAGTGCCTCACGCTGTCGGTTAAGCTGCGCCGTCGTTTCGCTGATGGAGGTTTTGAGCCGACGCTCATCGGCAGACAGGGTGCGGGTATTAATACCCGCCTGCATCAGCTCGGAGCGCTGGCGCTGTACCGACGTTCTCAGGCTGTTGTATTTCGTCTGCAGCTCAGAGGCGGCACGCTTTGCCGCTTCGAGTGCCTGCGCCTGTGCGCGGGTAGGACTGGTGGTGTTTTTAAACTGCACAGCCAGCTCACCGGCTTCGCGCTTCGCCTTGTCAAGCGATTGACTGGTCACGGCCAGTTGCGCGCTTGCCTTACGAAAGCCGTCGATTTTTGACGCCTGACCGTTCAGGTCACGCAGCCCTTTTTGTGTGTCGCGAACATCACCCGACAAGGATTTACTCGAGGTCTGGATGGATTTAAGCGGTCGGGTCGCCTGATCGACCGCTTTCAGCAATACCTCAAGCCTCAGGTTATTACTCATTGTGGTTTCCGCTACGCTGCAGCGCCTTTTCGCGCCATGTGATGAGCTCGGTCAGGCTCAGGGAATAGAGCTCTGATGGCGGCCAGTGGAATATCACTGCGATATCCGCCATCAGGTCATCGGTCGACAGGTCGGGCGGGAAGTCTATTCCGCCGAAGCCGGTGACAAAAAACCAATCACCTTAGCGGCCAACGACAGCATATCGGGCAGGTTCATCGCGGTCAGTTCCTGCGTGGTGAGTGCGGGATAGGTCATGCGGGGCAATACCTTAATCAGCGCATCGACCTCAGACTGCGCCACCGCCGCCAGACTGACACCGCGCAGGGTACCGGCGTTCGGCTCAATCAGGGTGACTTTATCAATCGTCTGACCGGCGCGCTTAATCGGCTTGTCGAGGGTCACGACGTTCGGGTTTACGGTGTCAATTTCATTGCCAGCCGTATCAACAAATTCAGCGGGTTTACGTGGTGCTTTTGCCATGATGTTTTTCTCTGCTCTGAATGGGGGTTAATAACCGGCCAGCAGTGCTGACCGGTCAGGGAATTACAGCCCGATTGCGCGGCGGTGCTGTTCCAGACGGTCGACGCCATTCACCTTCTCGACCATGTTGACGGTGTCGATTTCGATGACGTCACTACCATCAATCGTGAGGTGGTAATAGGTGCAGACCGTCGACAGTTTGGTCGAGGTGTTTTCACCCTGCTTATTCTCACCACCGTCGATTTCTTTATGACGGCCACGCATGACCACCTCAACCGCGATGATTTCGCCGGTGTCGTCGCGCTGGTAAGAGCCAGCAAAACGCAGCGGCACAGCGTCAGCACCCGGCGCGGCGTACTGCGCCCACAGCGCCACATCGGGCAGACCACCGACAGACCATTCGACGGTAAGCGCATCATCGTCGAGGCCGAGGTCAATCGCCGCCGCGCCATTCATGCCGCCGCCGCGATAGTTTTCGAGCTTGCGGGTCAGCTTCGGCAGCGTCACGGATTCAACAACGCCCATGTAGCTTAGGCCGTCATTGAACATGTTCAGATATTTGAGTTTGCGGGGTAGTGCCATGTTGTTTCAGGCTCCTTAGCTGTTGACCGATTCAGCCAGATTCACCATATATTTATCGGTGATACGCTGGCGCAGGGTCAGGCTTTCCAGTGGTGGAACCGGCGTATAGTCGTAGTCGATATACAGTTTCCCGGCCTTGAGGGTTTCCTTATCGTTCGATTCCTCGTCGAACCAGCATTCACCGTCCACGATGTAGCCGTTAGATTTCAGCTCGCGGAATTTGGCATTGATGCCGTCGACAATGTCACGGATAAGCGATGCGGTGATGGGCTTGTCGACAGCCCACATGTGCGCCTCGGCCATCGTGTCGGCCAGCACCTGCGCGGTGCGGGTGTAGTTCTCAAACAGGAAAAGCGGGTCATCAGAGCAGGTGCGATTACCCCAAAAGCGGAAACCATCCTTGCGCACCAGTGTTGTGACCCCGGCCTCGTTGAGCAGGTCAGCATCGGTGCCGGATGCCTGCAAATCCCAAAAGACTGATGCGCTGATGCCGGTGACACCCTGCACGCCGACGTTAGACAGGGTTTTGTGCCAGCCGACAGTCTGGTCGATGTAGGCGCGCAGGCCGAGTGCGCGAGCGGTGGCGTAGGCTGTTGCGGTGGCGTTCGTGGTGGTGTCCCATGCGAGGAAGTCAGGCCAGATGACCATTAATTCGCGCTGGCTGAAATTCTCGCGATAGGCCATCGCCTCGGAAATGGTCTTACAGCCCCATGCGCTGACATACCCAAAGGCGCGCAGGCTGATACAGACCGACGCGAGTGCGGTTGCGACTTCCTGCGTATCAAGACCCGGCACGCCGAGAATACGCGGCTTAACACCGGTGACCGCTTCGGCAGTCAACAGCGCTTTGATACCGGTGTATTTACCGTTCTCATCCGTGCCGCCGATGATGTTAGAAATGGTCTGCGCCTGAGCTGCATCCGGGTCATCGCCAACACCTTCGGCAACGCGCACGACAACGGTGACGGGTTTTGACTGGTCGGCGATGGCCTGAAGGGATGCGACCAGCGTGCCTTTTTTACCGGCTTTCGCAATGGCGTTCTGCACATTGGTAATCAGTACCGGCTCATTGAGGGGGAATGTTTCAGCATCCGCATCGCTGGCCGTGCAGACCATGCCGACGATTGCGGTTGCAACAGTGGAAATGACGCGGGTGCCGTCGTTAATTTCAAGCACCTGCACGCCGTGGTGAAAATCACTCATCCGGTTAACTCCGTGGTTAGTGGGCGAGTGTTATTGTCCTGGCTGGTCTGGCGAGGGGCTATTTGTCGGCGATGGGTGGCGGATGGCACATAAACAAGTCATAAAAAAGACGGGCATCAGCCCGCCCTGCATTACTCCGGTTTAACCGGCCACTCGATATCCGGTGCAGTGGAGGTGTCGACCGCGTTCAGCGCCTGAATGTATTTCATCCACGCAATCAGGCTGGCCTTGTCATCGTCACTGATGATGCCGAGCTGCAGCTCAGTCTGCCACAGGCTGATTGTTTCTTTCGCCTCGTTAATGAGACCTTCCCGCGTGGCTTCGGCTACCGCGATGATTTCTTCCTGCGTTGGCTCAGGTAAGTCGAGCAGTACCGGTAACCCGCGGTCATCGCTTCCCCATATTTTCCCCTCCGGAAGCTCATCAGTTTTGAAGGGGTGATTATCATCCTTAATTTTCACACACCCCTTTAAGTCATGGACGCCCGGCAGAGCTTCGTTGCAATCAACTGGATTCCAGTACCACATATTAATACCCCTCCGCGACGTAAAAGCCGGTAAATGTTGCCCCGTAACTGGTAGTCGGTGACGACCCGAGCGTCACCTCCATTGTCGCCATGCTAAACCCCGTGATACCTATCTGCGCAGGGTTAGCAAATTCAAAGTTATTTGACGTATTCCCGTTCTCTGTTACAAAGAGACCACTCACTTTCGTGGTGAAACTTATCGGGTAATTAACCCTGACACCACTGGCAGGCGTAGGTATTGCCAGCGCACTAAACCATGACTGCCCTACACGCTTAAACCCGTCACTGTAGATTTCATACCACCCGTTTGCATTCTCACCTTTACTGACAAGATAGCGCGGTGTTGCGGCCAGACCGTCAATCCCTAAATTTTTCAGCGCGGCCGTTTTTGCCGCCGTACCTGCGCTGGCGATTTCTTCAAAATTCTTCGCAACCTGCAAATACTGGGTATGCGGATTCGCTGCCTCAATATGCTTTTTCATCAGGTCGTCGGCATAGGCTTTCACCTCGATAACCTTATCGTCGACATACTGGCGCGTTGCCAGCACGACCGACGGGTCGATTTTCAGGGTGATGGCCGACGTGCTCGACACTATCAGAATCATGCGGATGGTCTGCGTGCGACCGCTTCCCTCCTGCAGTTGTGGCTTGTAGGTCTCCGGGCAGTTCGCCACAGCAATCAGAATGCCATCATCGTCATAGAGACCAATCTCGCGGATCCAGAAACCACCCTCATTCTCGGGAATAATCTGTTCCGCGATAATCTGGCTGGTATTGGCCGGGTCAACGGTCAGCAGGTTCAGCGGCGCGATGCGCTTCTGGTTAATGAGCTTCGTCTGCGCCGGGTCAGGAGTCGGCAACGTACCATTTGCATCACCGACGGCCATCTGCGTCAGGTTGAGTTTGGTACCGAGCGCCGCCGCGTTCGCCAGCCGCGCCGCGCCCTGATTGGTCAGAATGGCAAAATATTTTGCGGTCATGCGTTCACTCTCAGGTTATCAATCAAATGGATGGCCGAGGCCGGGTAATATTCACCGCCGACGACAATTTCCTCGGGGGTGTAGGGGTAAACGGTCAGCGCATCGCCGTCGTAACATCCCGCGCCGACATACAGCTCGCCGGTCGCACTCAGGCTGATAGCCAGCCCCGTCAGGTGACGGCTTGCCGGTTTGGCGTCTTCAATCAGGCGCTCAAGCTCCTGATACATTTCGTCAGTGATGCCGCTGTCGAGCACGCCGACAACGAGGCGGAATGTGCCAGGCTCCTCGTCGAGCTGCCACCACTCGCGCACCTCAATCAGAAAGCCGAGCGGCTCAACCACCCGACGCAATGCGCTGATGGTGCCTTTGTGCTGATGGACGAAAAACGATGAAGCACAGACGCTGCGCTTTGTCGCCTCCGGCCACTTCTCATCCCACCTGTCGACCGACAGCGCCCACGCCAGATACGGCAGCAGGTTTACCGGGCAGGTGCGCCAGTTCCACAGAGTGCGCAGCGGTACCGGCACGCGTTGAATCTCAGAGAGCGCGGCAGCGGCGGCAACCTCCAGCGGCGACGAGCCAACGGGTAACAGCCGGTCACTCATCCGAGCCTCCGATAGTTATCTGGTACTCGGCACAGTTCGATGCCTGCGACTTACTCAGAACAATGTCGGCCTGCGGTGATGCCAGCTCGACGCGCTGCACCCCTTCAACATGCAGCGCCGCGTAAATGGCTGACAGTCGAATATCACGTCCGAGACGGTGCTGCGCACTGATGTAGCTCTGTAGCTTCTGCTCTGATGCCTGTCTGATGGGCTCAGATTCGGGGCCGGGGTAAACGTAGAGCGTCGCGTCAATCTGGTACGGCACAATCTCGGCTGACTGGACAGTCACCCGGTCGGCCACCGGGCGCACATCCTCGGCATTCAGCGCCTTTTCAACGATTGCCAGTAACTCAGGGCTGGCGGTGCCGTCATCCTCGCGAGATAGCACGGTAATCGTCACGCAGGCTGGCGACGGGCTTGCGACCGAAACGTCAGCGACCCGCCCGTCGGCACTGCGACCGTGATACTCATATGCGCCGACCGGCCCCGCCACGCTCAAGCCCTCAAACGCCTGTTGCGTGCGCAGTCGCAGGTCGGTGTCGGATTCCATAACGGCAGGTGTCGGCGGAATGGTGGTGTCATCCGCCGGGGTGATGGTCAGGCGTTCGGTATTGTTGTTCCCTGCCACGACGTCGAGGTCGTTACCGGCGGAATAGGCCAGCGTCACCGCCTGCGAGGCTTCGTTCACCCGCTGACGCCAGATAACTTCACGGTAGGCGTTTTCCTGCAGCAGCTTAACAATCGGCTCTGACTCAAGCGCGAGCGTCCGGGCAATGGACTCCTGCTGGTCTTCGGGATAGAGCGAAATCAGCGTCGCAATGCGTTCCGCAAGGATGGTTTCATAGTCCAGTTCCTCAACCACGTCGGGAACGGGTAACTGACTCAGGTCAACGGTTGCCATAGTGATTTAACTCAGTGAAACAGAGGTTGAAACTGACGCACCGGTATCGGTACGCATCCCGGTAATATCGACATACATTTCGCCAGCGTCACCGGTCTCAACGCTGATGCCGGTAAGCCCCTGATGCGCGGCTCCCACTTCTGGATAGCCGAATAGCACGCCACCATAATTTGCAGTCTGAGCGCCGGGTTTTGCGGCATATCAATCAGCGCCGACAGAAGCGAGCCATATTCACGACGCATCACCCGCGAGCCGACCGGCGTCAGCAGAATGTCGCGCATGCTCTGGCTGATGTGCTCAGTGTCACTGATACCGAGGCCGGTATTTCGGTTCATACCCTCATAGCGCGCTGTCATATCGGTGCCCCCGTTTGCCCGCCGCTGTCGCCGGGGTGTTTATGGGTGTGGAGCACCTTGCCATTAGATGACAGTGACCCGCCGGTATGTTCGATATTGCCTTTCATCGTGCCGCCCTTTTGCACCTCAAGCGTCGCCGTCGTCAGCTTGTTGGTGCAAATCACCTCGGGGGTGTCGAGGGTGATGCTGGTCGAGGCTTTCACCAGTACAAGCGGTACGGTTGCAGTGATGGATCCCGACGCGGTAACGTCGGCAGTTTTGATGCCGCTGACCGTCAGCGCACTGGTCTCTGGCTCGTACTCAATGACCGCCCCATCAGGGAAAACCACATGCCACGCATCCGCTGAGGCAGACGGCGCGGGGTTATCATCGGAGAAAATTCCCGGCAGCACGAAAGCGGTATCAAGCTCGCCACCGATTGCTAGCAGCAGAACCTGCTCACCGACCGAGGGAGCCCACCACGACCGCGAGCGACCAGCGCGGGTGGTCAGCCAGTTCAGCCATGTAGTCTGGATCCCGCCGCTTTGTACGCGGCACAGCCCCTGCACGGTATCAACCTCAGTCACCACACCTGAGCGGATGAGGTTGCGAATCGCGCGCGCGAGCTCCTGTATGTTGTTTAATGTATTCATGAAGATAAGAATGGCAGCTTATGGTATGGTCAACAATCAACACCCATTAGCCTGTTGACTGCACAACTTCTTACTTAAGCGATAAATTTCGTCAGTTATAGAAAAGGAAAGCATATGCCTAACTTCAAGCCTGTGGAGTTCGAAGAGAAATATCATTTTGATAGTCATTCGGATTTTCTCGATTTCTTTTTGCCTTGGAAGAACGACCTCAAGCATTATATCTTTAGAGGACACTCCGATAAAAACACTTACAAACTGACGCCTAGTATTTTAAGAGAGGATAAATATGAGGAGTGCTGGAGATTCAGTCCCTTAGGAAAGCCAAGTGAATCAATGGAGTTAGGCGAACCAGACCAGATTAGTCTTGAAGCAGTTATTCTAAGAGAATTTTACAGGGTTGCTGATAGAAACGGGTTATATGTTCCGGCAACAGAAAAGCTTAGACGAAACATCTCCAATGATTTTGATTGGAATGTAACATTTCAAAGAAAAGGTAGTGAGTGGCTAAATAAAGATTTTATTGAGGTTGCTGCACTGGCACAGCATTATGGATTGCCTACACGCTTACTTGATTGGTCTACAGATCCTTTTGTAGCTATTTTTTTTGCCGTGCGCAGTGCAGTTATTAAAGAAACTGAAATTGAAATCTGGTGCCTCAATAAATTCGATATACAATTAAGAGAGCAGACACCAGGGCAAACCCCTTTGAAATTCTATACTCCACACTATGAAAACAACAAGAACATCATTGGACAAAAAGGACTTTTCACTTATTGGGCTACTCCGACATATGACATCATGGAGATGCATCAACAAAAAGCAAACAGTGGTGATAACTTTAAGCCATACATAGACAGAACCCCTATAGATGAACGCCTTAAGGAATTCATAAAAAAAGAACCTCTATATAGAAACATATTCAAAAGGGTGACTCTTAATAAGAGTGAAACTGTTAAAGCTTTTGATTGCCTAAGAGAATTAGGATACACCAACTCAAAGATTTACCCAGGGTATCGCGGAGTGGTGAAAGAAGTAATGGATAGACAAATATATAAACACAAACGTTATTAAGACATAAAGACAAAGGTGCTTTTTTGAGAGCACCTTCATTTATTGCTCACAACCTAACAGACAAGTAGTTAAATAATACGCTCATTAGACCTTCATTATCCTTTTCTTTAAACCCGAGCAGCGGACGTGCCTCGTACTGCACATCCCGACTGTGACGGTTTGGCCGGTCTTTGAGGCCGTACTGATGCACCCGCGCCAAGCGCTGCACCTTGCCGGTAAACTCCACTACTGCCGCACTGTCGCTGCCTTTGGCTTTCATAAAGCGGCTGGTGCGCAGTTTGGCGAACATTTCACGTTTAATCCGACCTTTCTTGCTCCGCACCGGCTGGCGCTTTCGTGCCGCATACGGGGTGCCGTCGGGTGCCTGCTGGCGCTTGATACGCTGCTGCTGACTGGTACGCAGCTTTTTCGCAATCTCAGCCGCCATTTGCCGACGCGCCGCCGGTGACAGGCTGGCAATCAGACCTGCAAGGCGTTCCTGCAGCGCGGTTAACTCACTCATCCCACTTACTCACCAGTTCGCCGTTAACGTACAGCTCGACCGGGCGCGTCACCGGCTCAGGCAGTGGCGGCTCAGGGGCACAACTGACGTGCAGCGCGCCGTCAACCTCTTTGACGAGCGTGCGCTCGGTGAGCCTCAGGCTGATACTGATATCGAGCGAATCGTCGTTATTGATATCAATAATCCAGGTGAATCCTTTTTCCCGCCCGTCGTCGGTGGCCATAATGTCCGGCTGATGTTCACGCAGCCACGCCTGCACCGGCACGAATATCAAATCAAGGTCACCGGTGAAGTCGGTCACCACCACGTTAAGCACGTACACCTTTTCAAACGACAGCGAGCTCGCCAGTCGGGAATCGGTATGGCCGTTGTCGGCAAAAAGGCGCAGCATATCGGGGTTATTTCGGAGCTGCGGCACGGCGTTAATCAGCGCTTTGCGCAGGCTTTTGTGCTTTTGCATCAAGTTCATCCTGACAGTGTTTGACGGTTTTAACCTGCAGCGCGCAGGCGGTCAGCGCGCCCTCAAGACGGCGGATATCTGCGCTCAGGTCACCATTGGTTTTCGGGTCACTTCCCGGCATCGGGCAAAGGCTCACCCTCGGGCATCCGCTGACCACAATCACCGGCGCTGGCGCAGGCGGTACGGGTGTGCAGCCGACGCACAACAGCAGGCAAAGCAGCGTTATACCAACGGCGAAAGGCTTCATTTTCATTAAGTAACCTCATTATCGTCTGCTCGCGGCGGCTGGCTTCCTCGCTAGCCTTTTCGAGCTGTTCACGCAGTGCCACCTGCGCAGATTCATTACGTCTGGCAAGCTGACCGGCAACACTGAGCTGATTTTTCAGCATGCCAATCGTCGTCTTTTGTTCGCTCGCGACGCGGTTTGCCGTCTCAAAGGAGCGGGATAAATTGCCGTTCTCATGGCGCAACCACAGCAGCCCGAGCACGGCCAGCACCAGCAGCGTTATCAGGATTTTCATGCCATCACCCCGCCAGCCGTGCACCACACAGTGACCAGTTTGTCGAGGCTGTGCTCACGCTGGCCGTAACCGGCACCCGGCAGCGACGCCCAGATATTGCGGCAACGTGAAATTGCTCGCTCAATACGCCCCGCCTTAATATCCTCAATGGCACCGCGCTCCCGGATTAACTGAATCGCAAGTTTGTCCTGCGACAACGGGCTGAAATCAGGCAATGCGAGCTGTTTCTGATAGTACGGCCAGTAGAGATAAAGCTGCTGGTAACGCCCTGATGCCGTGGATTTTTCGCTGCGTCGATTAAACACTTTCGCTGGTCTGCCATGTGCGAAAGGGTGGTCGGTGTAGTCGGTGAAAATTTCCGGCTTGCCATCAATGCCAGTGACAATGACGTCGTAACCACGATTTTTCGTCAGCGGATGCGTCGCCGTCCCTTCGGAATAGGCCAGCATGTCCAGAAACGCGGCGATATTCTGGTGAGTATTAATGACCGGCATTGCTATCCCCCTGTTGTGACTTAAAGCGGCGCTGAATGGCGATTTCCACCACCTGATAACCTGCAATGCCGAGCATGGATCCAATCCCACAAACGGCAGGCAGAGACATATCTGGAAACTGCACCAGAACAACACCGGCGACCATTGAAACAAAACCGCCGAGCAGCATGCGGCCGATAAACAGGCGCGGGGTAATGGGCTCACCACCCGCCAGCACTTTTCCGACAACAATCATCACACCAATCACAAACAGTGACAGGACGCCTTTTTCCCCTTCTGTCATGGTTTACTCCCAAAGGTTGATAGTTTCTGTTACGGGTGACGATGCCACGTCGGGCAGGTCAATCGCCGTGCCATGCGGCAGAATGACGCCCAGCTCAGACAGACCGGGATTAGCCTGCAGCACCGTCTCGACCACGCCCTCAGTGCGCCCGTAATACCGGGCGCAAAGCGCGTCGAGGGTGTCGCCCTGCATCGCGTAGACTTTCATCAGAGCTGACCCACGATGCAGCGCGGCTTGTCCTGCAGGCGCGAGACCGACCAGCGCATATCCCGCCACAGGTCATCAATCGTGGTTTCGACGCTGTCGGCTTTTTTGTCACCCTTGCCGGTAGCCTCAACGCCGCGATAACGCTCATACAGGGTGGCGGTTGCCATCGCCGTCACGGCGCTGAGGTAGTGGAAAACGCGCACGTTCTCGCCGTCGATTTCCTCGGCGTCAGGCACGTCGGCCAGTGTCTTAAACCCGGCGGCAATCTGGCGCAGCCGGTAGTCGTAAAGCTCCGCATTGGTTTCCGCTATGCCGGTCTTGATGGCGTTGCGCAGGCGCGCATCGGAAACCGTCTGCTCAAGGCGCATCAGCTCGCGCACCCGCTTCGGATCCACATCTGGGAAAAAGAACGTATTTTTAATCACTGCGTCGCCCGTCTCCGGTGCGGGAATCACCACGCCCGGTACGTCCTGCGGTTCGTCGGGCTGATTCAGTAACACTGTCTTCATGACAACCTCATTAGGTTGGGCGGTGGACGCCGGTCGCAGTCAGGGCAATGGATACCCGCATTGACCGGCGTGCCGCCCGGCTCGGGGAGCGTTCGGTTAACCGGCGGTTTTTACCGCCTTTGGTGGACGCCCGCGCTTTGCCGCCGGTCTGGTGGCAGGTTTGCGCGTGCGCGGTTTAGTCGTTTTACGTGGTGCTGCCTCTGGCTTTGGCTTCAATGCGCGATCCAGCCGCTCAATCTCTTTGCGTACACCGGCATTGCGGTCAAGCTGCATCGCGCGCTGAAACTGTGCCAGCGCCTCGGCATTCTGACCGGCGTCGCGCAGGGTCAGGCCGGTCACCTTATGCAGACGGGCGCGCACCATATCGGGGACGTCAGCGCCGTCGGTCAGGCTGAGGGTGGTCAACAGTAATGCGAGGTCGACAGGCTCACCGGCATCGCGCAGGCGCAGTGCCGCAAGCGCCACCTCCTCAACCAGCATGTAAGGCGTGGTTCGTCGATGGTCAGAAGTGAGGCCGTATTTCAGCGCGTAGGGCGCAATTTCCAGCGCGCCAGCAACGTCACCGGCATCGAGTCGCCACAGCATGACGGTCATCAGAATGTCATCCTGTGCGCCACAGCCATCAGCCAGCACACCGGCGACCCACGGCGCGTAGAACGGCAGCAGCTCGCGCTTTTTCGCGGCTTTCAGTTCGTTTGAACGGATGGTTTTTAACGTGCGGCGGTCATCGGCCAGCTTTACCAGCATCTGCTCATAGGCGGTTGCGTGGCGCAGCGGGGCTTTTTCCCGCTGCGCGGCTTGAAAGGCCGAGACCCGCATCATGTGACGCTGTGCGGGGCTCGTCATAGGCTTACTCTCCGCTTTCCGGTGCTGCAGGTGCGGTGAAATCGCCCAGGGTGATGTTTTCCAGCAGACACCCGGCGGCATACGCCTCGACCACATAGTCGATGTTCATCGACTCGTAGTTTTCCACGCGGTCTTTTTTCGGGTTCTCATCAATGCTGCGGCGGTGGCTCTCATCCATGAAGTAGATAGAGAGATTTTCCAGCGTGGTCACGAATACCGCATTCGCCGGGAAGTACGGCACGCGCACGGCTGGCAGGTTGCCGATTCGCTTCTGGCTGATGATGATATCCGCCGCGAGCGACTCAGTGTTTTCCTGCTGTTTGTTGACCAGTGGGAAATATTTGTCAGCCAGCAGCTTACGGCCAACGATGGCAACGAGTTTCGGGTCATCCTGATAAATCTCGTCAATCAGGGTGTTGGTACCGTCCATCACCAGCGCGTCGAGGTTCTCATAGTCGCCGTTTTTGCCAACGCGAATCACGTCAGAAATAACGGTACCGTCCTCAGCGGTGATTTTGCTCATCACGCGCGCCGGAGCTTCGTTGCGGTACTTCTGCAGCCAGCCGACGGCCACATCCTGCAGCATCGGGTTTTTGCTGCGGTCTGAGGTATCAGCGCGAGTGGTACCGTTGAACCCGGCCATGATGAAATCCAGTGCCTGACGCTGGACAATGGCGTCGCGGATGCGGCGCTGGAAGTCCTGAAAACGCGCCCACAGGTCGAGGCGTTTGTAGGTGAGATGGAAGTCAAAGTTAATCTGATTGCACTCGTACTTGTTGGACTCAAGCGCGGTGAAATCTGCGGTCTGGCGCTCTTTGTCGCCCGAGGTGTCGGTCGTGCTGGCGATTGTGCCGGTCACACCGACGCCGATTTTCTCGCCCTTCATTTCTGCGACCGGCAGAATGTTAATCATCTGCAGAAATGCGGATGACGCCTGCACGGTGTTCATCAGCGTTTGCGTGACGGACGGCTCAACGGTGAATTTTTTGCTGACGTCATCAACGCTGATGCCGTTCAGTTTGGCGAGCTGGGTCAGATAGGCATTGAACTTAAAACGGGTTTCCTGACGCATAGTATTTCCTGTTTGAATTAATCAGTTAGTCACAGCATCGGGCGGGGTTGCCGCCCGGTTTCGGTCTGCGGTTTATCAGCAGTCGGTCAGCAGTTCATCGCCGCCACCGCCGCTGGCTTTCGTGCGCCGCGGCTGGCTGAAACTTTCGGTTTTGTCGAGGGTGGTTTTCAGGGCGGAAAATGCCTTGCTGGTTTCGTCAACCTTGCCGGTCAATTCCTGTTTGAAATTGGCAAACGCGGTTTCCATATCGGAAATGCGCTTATCCTGCGCGGTCAGATTGGTCTGCACATGCTCGCTGACGGTGGTCACCGCTTCATGCACATCATTCAGACGCGCATCGTCGCTGACCTGCTTACGGCTGAAAATGGCTTTCACCTTATCGGCCAGGCTGTTTAGCACCGTGTCGGGAACGTCTTCAAATTCCAGTTCGGCCAGCGTGGCAGCGGAAAAGACGTTTTCAGGGTTGGCCTTAAAGCGCTGCAGAGGGTTGTGCTTCGCGTTGCGGCAGAATTCGAGGTATTCAGTGCCGAGGCTCGCCGGGTCATCGGTGACCGCAAGGCCGACAAGGTAGCATTTGCCGGTATTGGCAAAATTCGGCTGGATTTCCATTGAGGTGTAGACCTTCTGCGCGGCTTTATTCATCGCAATAAGGTCATCGGTCGGGGTGATTTTAGCGAACAACGCCCATTTACCGTTAAGCGCAGAATCGTCGTCAATCTTCTCGGCTTTCAGTTCGACCACATCGCCATAACGCTTGAATACGCCATCGGGCAGCAGGCCGCGCAGGTGTTCAAGGTTGATACGGCAACCGTAGACGCGCGGGTCGTAGGTTTCGGCCATTTCCTGAATATCGCTGGCGCTGATAATGCGCCCGTCGCAGGTATCACCCTCGACGCCGATGCGAAAGAACTTTGAGACTTTTTTTGCCATTGTCAGGAGTCCTGAGGTTGGGGTTACTGGTCACCGCCAGTTTCCAGACTCAGGACGCGCCAGACCACCAATGACGACTGGACAACAGCCTACACAACAGCACCTTAGCGAATCACTGACGGCCATTAAGTAGCCTTGCCCTGAATCCACTACGGCGAGGCATCAATGACCATTTCCACCGATACAACCTTGTTGCATGACCCACGACGGCAGGCATCGCTGCTTTACTGGCAGGGGTTTTCCGTGCCACAGATTGCCGAAATGTTGCAGGTTAAGCGCCCGACCGTGCAGAGCTGGAAGCAGCGCGACGGCTGGGACGGCATCGCGCCGATTTCCCGCGTCGAAAGCAGCCTTGAGGCCAGGCTGATTCAGCTCATCACCAAGCCGCAAAAGTCAGGCGGCGACTTCAAAGAAATTGATCTGCTCGGGCGGCAGATTGAGCGACTGGCGCGCGTTAACCGCTACAGCCAGACCGGCAACGAGGTCGACCTAAACCCCAATGTCGCCAACCGCAACAAGGGTGAGCGTAAGAAGCCGAAAAAGAACTTTTTCAGCGACGAGGCTATCGAAAAGCTGGAGGAATTATTTTTCGACCAGTCTTTCGAGTACCAGTTGCAGTGGTACCGCGCAGGGCTGGCGCACCGTATTCGCGATATTCTCAAATCCCGCCAGATTGGCGCGACGTTCTATTTCTCCCGGGAGGCGCTGCTGCGCGCGCTCAAAACCGGCCACAACCAGATATTTCTATCGGCCAGTAAAACGCAGGCTTACGTGTTCCGCGAATACATCATCCAGTTTGCGCGACTGGTCGACGTTGACCTGACCGGTGACCCGATTGTCATCGGCAACAACGGCGCAAAGCTGATTTTTCTCGGTACCAATTCCAACACCGCGCAGAGCCATAACGGCGACCTGTATGTCGATGAAATATTCTGGATCCCGAATTTTCAGAAGCTGCGCAAAGTCGCGTCGGGCATGGCCTCTCAGAAGCACCTGCGCTCAACCTACTTTTCGACACCTTCCTCGCTGGCGCACGGCGCTTACCCTTTCTGGTCTGGTGAGCTGTTCAATAAGGGGCGCAGCCGTATTGCCGACCGCATCGAAATCGACATCAGTCACAGCGCGCTCGCCGGTGGCCAACTCTGCGATGATGGCCAGTGGCGACAGATTGTCACTATTGAGGATGCCCTTGCCGGTGGCTGCACCTTGTTCGACCTCGACCAGCTCAAACGAGAAAACAGTGATGAGGACTTTAAGAACCTGTTTATGTGCGAGTTTGTCGACGATAAAGCGTCGGTATTCCCGTTCGAGGAGCTGCAGCGCTGCATGGTCGATGTGATGGAAGAATGGGAAGACTTTGCCCCGTACGCCGACCATCCGTTCGGCTCGCGCCCTGTCTGGATTGGCTACGACCCCTCACACACCGGCGACAGTGCCGGGTGCGTCGTACTCGCGCCGCCGGTGGTCTCGGGTGGCAAGTTCCGCATACTGGAGCGCCACCAGTGGAAAGGAATGGACTTTGCCGCGCAGGCAGAGGGCATCCGCAAACTGACAGAGAAATACAACGTCGAATACATCGGCATTGACGCAACCGGCCTCGGCATCGGTGTGTTCCAGTTGGTGCGCTCATTCTACCCAGCGGCACGCGGCATCCGTTACACACCTGAGATGAAAACCGCGATGGTGCTCAAGGCAAAAGACACCATTCGCCGCGGCTGTCTGGAGTACGACGCCGGGGCGACCGACGTCACACAGTCGTTTATGTCCATCCGCAAAACCATGACCAGCAGCGGGCGCAGCGCCACCTACGAGGCCAGCCGCACCGAGGAAGCCAGTCACGCCGATATCGCATGGGCGACCATGCACGCTCTGTTAAACGAACCGCTTTCCGCCGGTAGCGGCATGCAGCCTAAATCTATTCTGGAGTTCAATTAATGGCTAAACAAAAATCCCGCAAAGCTGCCGCGCAGAAATCTCGCGCACCACAGAAACCGAAAGCCAGCGCCCCGCAAAAAATGGAGGCGTTCACCTTCGGTGAGCCGGTGCCTGTGCTCGATAAGCGTGACATTCTGGATTACGTCGAGTGCATCAGTAACAGTAAATGGTACGAGCCGCCGGTCAGTTTCTCCGGGCTGGCAAAGAGCCTGCGCTCTGCCGTACATCACAGCTCACCAATTTACGTTAAGCGCAACGTGCTCGCGAGCACCTACATTCCGCACCCGCTTCTATCCCGTCAGGATTTCAGCCGCTTTGCGCTCGACTATCTGGTTTTCGGCAACGCCTTTCTTGAGCAGCGCCACAGCGTCACCGGTCAGTTAATCAAACTACTGACATCACCGGCCAAATACACCCGGCGCGGGGTCGACGATTCGATATTCTGGTTTGTGGAAAACTTCACTCTGCCGCATGAGTTCGCGCCTGATACCGTGTTTCACCTGCTGGAGCCTGACATTAATCAGGAAATTTACGGCCTGCCGGAATATCTCAGCGCATTGAATTCCGCCTGGCTGAATGAATCCGCGACGCTGTTCCGCCGCAAGTATTACCAGAACGGCGCACACGCGGGTTACATCATGTATGTGACCGATCCAGCGCAGAGCGCGACCGACGTCGAATCGCTGCGCGAGGCGATGCGCAACTCGAAAGGGCTCGGCAACTTTAAGAACCTGTTTTTCTACGCTCCGGGCGGAAAACCGGACGGCATAAAAATCGTGCCTCTGAGCGAGGTCGCTACAAAGGATGACTTTTTCAACATCAAGAAAGCCAGCGCCGCCGACCTGATTGACGCGCACCGCGTACCATTCCAGCTCATGGGCGGCAAGCCCGAGAATATCGGCTCACTTGGTGACGTTGAGAAGGTGGCAAAGGTATTTGTGCGTAACGAACTGTCCCCCCTGCAGGACAGGTTCAGGGAGGTAAACGACTGGCTCGGCATGGAAATCATCAGGTTCAAAGAGTACAGCCTTGATAATCCAGAGTAATCCAGTAAAGCCGCCATTTTGGCGGCTTTACTGCCATCAGCCTTTAGATTTTTTGGGGTCATCTTTTCGCTGGTAAGTACGCTCTTCCTGAATCTTTCCGTCCTCAGTATGAATTTTTACTGAGCCAGTCTTAGTAGACATGTAATCCTGCATCTCTTTAATGACTTCAGCCTTAGTCGCTGCTGTCTTGCTTGGCCTTTCATTTCCTACCTTTTGAAACTTCCACTTATCACCATCTTTAGTAATGTGGTAGTTATCCATTAAAGCCTCCAGCTGTTGGTGGGGAACATGACATACCGATGAAGATATTAACGAAAGCGCAGCCGTAGAATTGTGCGACTGATCTCACCCTAACGCATCGCTCCATAGACAAGCCATAGCCTCACGATCGCGCCAGACCACCCACGGCTAGTAACTATCTCGTTAGCTCATCCACGACGCACTCAGACGGTATATTTTAATCATGCGCACCAACGCTGGCGCGCAATGCTTTCCCCGCCACGCCTGCCCGCTTCGTGGGTCGGTTTTAATGCAGTTGCATCAAGGCCCACGATCAGCACCACCACTGGTAATTATTGGAAAAAATTAACGTATAAAATGAATGCAAAACCATGCACCAGGATGCATGGCTCTCTTACATTTAAATTAATCTTCCATTATCTGTAGCTACATAACTCACATTGAGAGAGCGATCTTCAGGATTAAAGTATCTTCCAACAATCAAATCTGTATTGTCGTATGTAGGGTTAATTTCTGAAGTTGCATAAATCAACTGAAAATCATACTCATATGTTTCAGCTTCTTGAACAATAATTTTTTGCAGATTATGGCTACGTTCTTTCTCCATACCTCCGTCGTCAATGCCATCTAGCATCAAGAAACGAGGCAACCTCATATAAGACTTTTCAAGGCTCGCAGTAAGAAGCGCCAAATGGAAGATGTGCCTAAGCACCACAGCCGAACTCTCTGAGAAATTTTTAGACCCATTAACGTATACCTCATTATCTACGAAGCTAAAATTAATTTGCCTTGGGTCAATAAACTCAGTCTGCAATGGCAGGTCAAGTTTTAGCAGTCTAGACATGATAGACTCAACAGTTTGAGAAATGTCTTTCTTTCTGCTTTCCTCTTTGCTTTGTAAAGAGTCAACAAGTGATTCCAAGCGTTCTTTTTCTGATTGCAATGAATCGCGATTTTTTTGCAGGTCTGAAATAACATCACTTAGCTTTTGCGACTCATACGCTTGATTAATCTCCTCTTCAACTCGACCAAGTGCTTTAGTTAACGCTTCAAACTCTATTTCGAAAGCATTTTCCCACACTGTTGAAACAGCCTCGTACTCACGAATAAGAGTCTGAACATCTTTCTTGAGAATTGGAGCTTGAAGCTTAAGCTCTTTTAGCTTTTCAATATTATGCTCAAGTAAATATCTTGACTCTTTTAACTGCACAGATATTTCATTTTTCATTCTTAATAGCTGTGGAGCTTCACTTCCTTCTGGAGCATGGCTTTTGCACAATGTACACCCGCCCTCAACAGAATTATGCAATTCGCTTAAACAGCTTGGGCAGAATTGAAACTGTACATTACTAAAATATTCTCTAGCCTTACCTGACTCATTAAGCGCCTGATACCTAGATTCCAACTCATTAATAAACATCTCTGAATCAGCGACTTCCATTTCCAAAGAATTAATCTTATCGGTATTTTTAACTTCTGCTTCCTTTGCCTTATTCAGTCGCTTACGAATATCATTCGTTTTGTCTCTATCTGATTTTTTATTATCTCCATCAGATACAGTACGACCCTTTAATTCATTTAACTTGTGGTAAATGTCATTTTTTTCTTTATTCAAATCAGAAATTCGCTGTTCAATAAAATGAATATTTTCTGACTGACCAGAACGGCCAAGAACTGTAAATATGCTTTTTAGCTCCGTGATTTTAGTCGAAAGTTCAGAATCTACCTGTTTAAGCCTGATTAATGAGCTATAAAGAACATCATCAAATATACCACATAAATAATCGCCGACAGTTTCCCTAGTCAAAGCCTTATCAAAGCTATCATTTCTAAAGATTGGACTATGAACCGAAGGTTGGTCTGCATATAATACGCGGAGAATCTGATGCATCGTTAAAATTGAAGCACCCTCCCCTTGAGCTAATGGCATATCCAATGCATTCAAAATCACTTGTGAGAAACTCAGCGATTTTTCTGAACGTTTGAAGGGGTAAGTCTCCCACTGACTAGGTGAAGATTGAAGAGCATCCTCCATCCTCCCCCAAAAAATGCTTAACGGCCGCATGGATTCTTTGCTTATTTCTCGTTTAAAACATGCAGGTTTATCGTTTAAAAGAACCTCTACCATTGTCAAAGTGCAAAGAAGAGCTTGGGGTTTCCATCGAATATTCTCAGCCCCAATAGAAAACGCAAGCAAATCCATTATAGTCGTTTTGCCAGAACTATTACGCCCCCTGATGACATTTACACCTTTATGAAAGTCACAACTAAATGCTTCGTGCCCATGTTGAAACACTTTCAATTTACTTACAGAAAAAGATGGATTAAGAAAAGTCATATCTAAACTCCATTAAATTCGTTCTATCTTTGAGTCCATCCTTCCCTGTTAAAGGGAACTGCGACAATTTACTTATGATGAAAGTATAAATCTCTTCTTTAGCATTCAGAAAATCACACATGGATATAAGCAACCCATCAGGTATAGATTTATCAGTCCGCTTGATAAGATCTCTTTCGAGAGGCATTACTTCAATTAACCCAGTAGCTGCCAAACACCTAATAGCTGCCATTTGAATTTCATGCATATCTCTAAAGGTTGATGAGATATTAATTGGATTTCGATAAACATTGGAATATTTTTTTGCCTCTTTTTTAACTCCACTATAATTATGAGGCATTCTTATTTCAGATACCAAAGAAGGAAATATCAGATAAAAATCCAATATTCTGGCTTTATCAACTTCAATTTCATTTACATGGTCAATTAACGCAATCATTCTAAAAAGACAATGATACGCATCATATGCTGGATGGTAAATTAACATTTATCCCACCTAATATGACAATTACCACCAAGAAAAAACAATAGCCCAAGAAGATCTTTTGGAGTCAACTCCAGAAGATTTTCACCTAATGAAGTATAGAGCTCGTCAATTATTGAACTAATTTTTTCATCTACAATCACTCTAGGACTATCTGCTTCTATTAGTGGTGTTACCTTCATTATAAAATCATAATGGATCTGGTCTAAGATTATTACAAATATCCTCTGAGCTGTTCGAGAGGTTTGACGGCGCATGATTGCTTTTGCAGCCTTTTCTTTCATCTGCTTAGCTAAAAACAACAAGTCTTTTCTGTTGCTTTCAACCAATTTTGCATCTAGCCCCCGAACATCGATTTCAGGTTGAAGGGACATATAATGCTCAAGTTCAGCACAAAAATCCGAGTTCGAATCACTCGAGTCTCCCCTTCTCAAACGCTCGTAAAGGTCCTGTATCTCACGATTGGTTCCCTTTGCAGCGTATTGATGAATGACCTGATTATTCTGGTCACCTGCAATAATGTTGCCATTGGTTACAGCGTTACCCGACTGTTCGATCGACACACTAACCCCTTTTAATGTGTGAACTATCCTGATCACCGCCGACAATGCTGCCGTTCGTAACACTGTTACCCGTCTGCGTTACATTATGATTGTGTGAGTTTGCAGTGGTGTCACCAACTTGCTTACGCGACGAATACACAATCCGAATCGACCAACCAGCGCCAAGCCCCACAAAAAAAGTGATGATATGTGTAATCCAGTCCATTCTGATATCCTTGATGTAGATTTTGTGTACGCATATTAGAATGAATACGTCCTATCTACAACTCATGAACATCAACCACATATGCTGGATTCAGCAGATGCGCATTTCTTAGCATTAGTAATCAAAAGTTAGTCACATTCACAGCTACTACCTACCTTATCCTTCACATGCGATGCAGAAAAAATCACGGTAAATCCATTGTTTTTTAAGGGAACCCCCTTCGCAATTTCAGCAATTAATCCTAACGCTATTTCACGATCTCTTTCCCTGCAAGTGCCCTCAACTGTAAGACGGGCAATCATCTCGACTCGCTCAATCATAACGTGCTCGCTCAACTCTCTATCCACATAACCTCCATCACGAGATACTGTATAAACATACAGTAGCATATATCGATGAAAGGAGGAAAGAAAAATAAAACAGCAACACATTGTATGTACATGATAACGATGAATATTAACGGTACCTATCTCCAGTAGAACTCGCTAACGTCACGACACGATTAAGGATTTTCCTAGCTTTTTCTTCGTAGGACGGCGATGCAGAAAATATTTCACCCTTCGCTGTTCCTCGCAGCCACTTCCCGTTAAAGCAGCTTTTGCCACCGGCCATTAGGTGCATGGCTTCCCCCCGGCTGATGCAAATGCCAGTCGTCAGGTGTATCTCACCGATGATCTTGTCTATCGCAGCAGCATGCTCATCAGTTCCGTGAATAAATTTACGCTGTGAAACTGTTTTTTTCTTTCTCAGGCGGTTCGTCAGTGCCCGCCTCTCTTGCCTACTCAGTGGTTTCGATAAATCGAGCTCCGGTGGATCGCTTTCGCTTCCCGTACAGTTATTGACAGAACTCCGAGAGGGCGCAGGAGCGCCCTTAACGTCAACGGCCAAATCAACGGCACGCTTCGGCACAATTTTCCACTGCGTTAACCGGGTTAAAATCGGGGTGCCAGCGCCGACAGCAGAGTCGTAGACGCCACGAATGCAGACGGTTTCTTCACCATACTGGTTAAACTCGGGGCGCGGCTCATACAGCGTGCGCACCTGTAAATCATCGCGACGGACAAACGGACCACCCTGCGCATTAACGTAACCAGCCCAGTCACCGGCGTCAGCGGCATCATGGACGGCAGCAAACTCAACGCTCAGACCGTGCGCGGTCTCGGTATCAGCGAGACGACGTAATTCACGGTAGACCGTCACCGGCGCACCGCCGATAAACTGGAACTGACGGATGTGCCAGCGCGCAGCCCATGCTGATACGGCGGGGGCTGCCTCTTTCAGCAGCTCACCGCTTTCGTCATCGGTTTCACCATCAAGAGCATATCCGTCGATGTTTTTGGAAATGTATTTAGCGACATAGCCGGTAGCGCTGCCCTTTTCTAGGTCAATGGCTTCGGCATGAAAGCGCGCTTTTTTGGCTTTATCGCTTCTCAGTTCGTGGAGGTCTTCCTCCCACGCATAATCACGGATGATGCGACGCACACGCTCGACGTCTTCCGGCAACATGAACATAAGCATGTGCCAGTGCGGCGTTCCGTCGTGATGAGGCTCGGCAACACGTATACCGAAAATGCGGATTTCTTCCCGGTGTAGCTTGGCGCGTATGCGTGCCCAAAGACCGGTTAGATAGCTCTGCGTGTCCGATGGGCTGGCACCGTTCCATTTGCTGTTACGGTAGCCCGCTTTGGTGGTGGCGTGATATTTAGACGGTGTAGTCAGAGTGTAAAACTCACCGACATAACCGAGCTCATTGCAGATATTTTCAAACCCACGGATGCGGGTCATCAGCTCACAGCGACGTATTGCAGGGTTAGCAACCGAACCATCGTATTTTTCAATCAGACTGATGCGATTGCCGTCTTCGTCTTCGAGTTCGAGTCCTTTAAGAAATTCGCGCGTACGGCGTTTCTGCTCGCACCAGTCAGTCACGCAGTTTTTACTCGCATAGACGTGCTTTTTCTTACAGACATTGCCAACAGCAATTTGTAGATGTTCGCGCCATGCAGACGCAATGCGACGTAAACGACCACGCCACCAAACCTCATTAAACATTCGAATTACTGCCGGTGCGATTTCATCCTCGCCAAAATATTTTTTAGTCACACGCTCCCATTTCAGCGGTGTAACGTTGAATTGCAGGGAAATAAAACCGGCGCGCATGTACCAAGTGTACAGCGTTTTGAGTTCGCTAAATCCGGTGTCATCAATATCAGCCAGTTCAGAACGAATGAAATTAGCGATATCAGCAGCCAGCAGGTCAATATCGGCGCGCGACATATCCGGGAGGCGGTTAAATCTGGCGACCATATTGACCATGCGTGACGCCAGATATTGCATAAGCTGGGTATCAAAATGACCATCGAAAACAGCGGCTGATACATTGCTGTTAATACCCGCGCACTCGTATTTTTTTGCGACCATTTCAAGACGCGGCAATGCCTTTTTGCAGAAGCTGATTAAAAAAGCATTGGCTCGTTGACTACCCTGATTTTGCTCCAGCACCGCAGCGGTTCGATAAACATCAAAACGCACGCACTCAGGCTGGAGAGAAAGCACCTTTCTCGCATACAGCAAAGCCGCGAACATACGGTCGCGGCGATACTGTTGGTCATAGGTAAGGTATGGGCTGGCTATTGCCGACCGTGGAGCATTCCACGGGTATGCAAATGTATATTTCGTCATGCGATAGCCAACTCCAGTTGAAGCGGAGCCAACCCTTTTGATATCCAGCTTGCAATCGATGGAGGGGATACGGCCTCAATAGTATTTTTCAGAATGGCGCAACGGCGTTTGAGAATGACTGCCTTAAGTTCATCTTCAGAAAGGTTTTTCGCATAATCAGCTTCGCGAATTGCTTTTGTGAGCTCCGGGTATTTGACTTCGAATTTCGGCACATTACAGGCAAGGTTTGTGCTATCGGCAGTCGCCAAAGGATAGTTACCCAAAACCCTACCATCGAGCATGCGGAGCCCGTGCACCTGTGTTGAGAAACTATGTTTGCAGTAAATGGTTTCAAACGCTTCTGACATCCTGCGATGCCAGAGCTGGGTTCTGATAGTTGTGTACTCACCTGACGACCCAAAGCACACGCGCGGCCACTCTCGGCAAAGCTCAACTAAACGATGCAATGATTCATGCAAATGCCAAACTGGCGCTGCTTTGTCTTTGAAGCAGCGCGGTAGCTTAGCGATAAGCGCGTCATTGTCAGCTTCGCCACCTTCAACCACATCAGGGATAACAAAAAATGACAGTTTGGGGTGATGATAATGAGGAATAAGCCATTGATAGAATTGCTGCCAGTCAATAACGAGGCCACGCTTCCACGCTGAAAAAGCTCCATTATCTATAGCAACAGAAAGGGCGTATTTAATTGATGCAGCTAATTGGTCAGGACGTGCATACGATACAAATGCGCCAGCACCGGTGACCGCAATACGGTGAACGTTACCGGCGTCACCCCATACAGGTGTTCCGTGGTAATGAATAACGTCTGCCACGCCCTTAACCATATTTTATTTCGCAATCCCAGCACGAAAGGCTGACTCACATAACATCGCCAACTCCTCAATTTCTGAGGCAATGTCATTCAGGGTTTGAAGCTCCGAATTATGGATGTAGTGATGTGCCAGACCGGAAATAAGTTGGTTAATCTTCGGGTAATATCCGATAATGTCGAGCCATTCCTCGCCAGCTTTTTTCCCGGATTGAGCGACTTTCTTTTCATTCAGGATGAATTGATACTGGTCGCTGGTAATAACCCATTTGTCGCCTACTTCAATACGAATCGCCATTTAAACGCCCCTGTAGTGTTTGTGTTTGAGCTCCGCGATTTGCTGACATGTCACGCAAAAGGCCACGCCCGGAATCGCAATGCGGCGAGCTTCCGGGATTGGTGCGTCACATTCTTCGCAGAGGAAACGAGATGGCGCAGCGATACGGCTGCGCGCGTTGCTGATGTGGCGCTCGCGGTCTTCCTGCTCACGCTGTTGGGCTAAATCAATTGTGTCGGCCATTAGTGCAGCTCCTGTGATTCGTTCTCAAAGCGAGTGGCTTCGCGGCGCAGAAGTTCGGCTGCTTCTTTGCCGGTCATATCTGAATTGGTAATGTGAACGGCCAGAGCTTCGAGACGAATTGAAACGGCGAGAGCTCGGTCTTTGCGCTCTTCTTTTTTGGCTTCTTTAAACAAGGACTCCAGCACGTGGTCGCCAGCACTACTCGGCGTTGATAAATAAATAGTTCTGCTCATATATCCTCCTGATTTTTGGCAAAAGAATGCCCGGCGGGTTTACGCCAAGTAATTACGTTTAATTAATTAACTATATCCAAATACAACAGCAGGCTTGCTTTTTAACTGCTTGATGATTTCGGCTTTTAATCCATCCTTAAATTCTTTGCAGCACTCCCACTCAGGGTCAACGCGAAGTATTGCGCCGTCGCGGGTTTTAATTTCAAAACCTTCCTCCATATTTGGAATCATGGCACCCAAAACAATTCTTAACTCATCGCGTGACATGTTTCACTCCTTTAATTACAAAGTGGACAATACGAATAATTAAAAAACCTGACGATTTCGGCGACTTTGTTTTCAGCCCTTTTAATAATTCGGACTGTGAGCGGCACGGGTGCCAGCGCTTGCCGTCCTTACCTGCGACCCAGCCGTGGCCGTAATGCATACCGGGGCTTTGCTTAACGAGCAGAGACGCGAATGACGGTTCACTTTTCAGCATACGCACCTCAAATCAGACCAAACGATGCGCCAATACCGCTCATGGTATCGACCACACTCGACATAGCGGGATTAGTCTGCAGACGTGCATGCAGCGCCAGAGCCGACAATGACAACATGCGAATGCCGGAGTTAACGCTTTCAATCATGTTGTGCTTACGGGCAGTGGTCAGACGCTCATCAGATACCGCACCGCTCGCCAGTTCACCGAGTTCACTCATTGCGCGCATGACGTAAGACTGCAATTTATCTTTAGCCAGCTCATTAACCGGCACGCATGGCAGACAATGAATCTGCGCCAGAAAACCATCAACGAGGGTTGAGTCTTCGGTCAGGTCAGTCAGCAGCCACAATTCAGGCGGCGTAAACTGGTGAGGCTGTTCAGGGTTGAGCTTGTTACGTAACGTTTGGACGTTCATACCCGCGCGCTCGGCCAGCTTCGCCATGTTGTGACGCTGCGCAAAAGCCCGGCACGCTTCGTCATAGTGGGGATGTTTGGAAATCTGAAAATCAAACATGTTTAGCCCTCAAAATTCACATAAAGTGAATTACGCACCAATAACGAGTTGAAAACGGGAATGGCCCAATGCCTTACGCAACTGCTCTTCTTTCCAGCGTGCGTAATAAATGCGAATCGGGCCACCTGCTTTCTTGCAGCCTTTACGGATTGTGCGTGGTTCGATTGGTACACAAGGGTTATCGCCGGTTGTCCAGCGGTAGGCGGTGCGTTCAGAAACACCCTCAAGCTCTGCGAATTGCTGCAGAGTAACGATAGGTGCAGGCACTTTGATGATTGCGATTTCAGAAGCCATGTTGCATGATTCCCCTTTTGCTAAATATTGCAATTAATAGCCATCTGTTTGCCAACGTTCGCCATTAATTGCCTAGGTTTAGGCTTAACATAACTCCCAAAATGGAGTTTGTAAATAGGTTAAAGCTACATGAGAATTGAAGGTCTTGGTTTAAACAATGAAGAAGTGCTGGATAGGATTTGTGAGGCTTACGGATTTTCTCAGAAAATTCAATTAGCTAGACACTTCGAAATTGCATCAAGCTCTCTTGCTAACAGGTACAGTCGCGATTCCATTTCTTATGACTTTATTGTGCATTGCGCCCTAGAAACTGGCGCAAATCTCGCCTGGCTACTCACTGGCAAAGGGTCACCTACAACCGGCAGCATAAATACCGATACCCTAAATGTGGAAAAATTCACATTAAGTGAAGAGTCTCTGGTTAGTGATGGCGATTTGAGCATTGCTGGCAAGTTCTTTAGCAAGCCGCTTACGAATCCAATTGCCGTCTACGCTGACGGAAAACTCCATTTCATCGAGCGAGACGCATCCCTCTCAGATGGGGAATGGCTCGTCGATATTGAAGGTGCTATTAGCATTCGAGAATTAACAAAATTGCCTGGCAGAAAACTACATGTAGCAGGGGGTAAGATTCCCTTTGAATGTGGATTTGATGACATTCAAGCATTAGGTCGCGTGATGGGTGTATACAGCGAGGTTAACTAATGGCCGTGCGTAAAAATCCTGCTGGCGGCTGGATTTGCGAGCTCTATCCAAACGGTGCAAAAGGCAAACGTATCAGAAAGAAATTCGCTACTAAGGGCGAGGCTCTGGCATTTGAACAGTACACCGTTCAAAACCCGTGGCAGGAAGAAAAGGAAGACAGGCGCACGTTAAAAGAGCTGGTTGATTCATGGTATAGCGCTCATGGCATTACACTGAAAGACGGCTTAAAACGCCAGTTAGCAATGCACCATGCTTTTGAGTGTATGGGTGAACCACTCGCACGCGATTTCGATGCGCAGATGTTTTCCCGTTACCGCGAAAAGAGGCTAAAGGGTGAATATGCCCGTTCAAACAGGGTTAAAGAAGTATCGCCCCGCACGCTTAATCTTGAACTGGCCTACTTTCGCGCGGTGTTCAATGAGTTAAACCGCCTCGGTGAATGGAAGGGGGAAAACCCACTGAAAAATATGCGCCCTTTCCGCACAGAAGAAATGGAAATGGCCTGGCTAACTCATGACCAAATTTCGCAACTGCTCGGAGAGTGTAAACGGCATGATCATCCAGATTTAGAAACCGTGGTAAGAATCTGTCTCGCCACTGGCGCACGGTGGTCTGAGGCCGAGAGCCTGAAAAAAAGCCAGCTCGCAAAATACAAAATCACATACACCAACACGAAAGGCAGAAAAAACCGCACCGTCCCAATCAGCAAAGATCTCTATGAGTCTCTGCCTGATGATAAAAAAGGCCGGTTGTTTAGCGATTGTTATGGCGCGTTCCGGTCAGCCCTGGAAAGAACAGGCATCGAACTACCGGCAGGACAGCTTACCCACGTTTTGCGCCATACGTTTGCCAGCCACTTTATGATGAATGGTGGCAATATTCTGGTTTTGCAGCGCGTGCTAGGTCACACAGATATAAAAATGACGATGCGTTATGCACACTTTGCACCAGATCATTTAGAAGATGCTGTAAAACTTAATCCTTTAAACATGAGACAACATCATGAACAATAA